ACATTGCCACCACGTGTAATACCTACAATATAATCAGGACGCCAGTTGTCTGCGTACATTTGGTTTACAATACTGACGCACATACGTTCTACATCAGTCCAACTATAATAATGTTTCTTAATCATTTGTCACCTTTTAATTTTGGATGCGGAGTTTTATCATTGTATATATCTCCAGCCATAGCTTGTATTTGTTCTACTAAATGTGTAACCAGTGCTGTATCATATTCTTCACCTGGTGCTTTTTTATACTTTTCTCGATGTGCCTGAACAGCAATTCCGTGCATTGCACTTACTTTATCCATTAATTGTTGTATTGTATGTTGCATTATATCTCCTTGTTATTCCCCATCGGCAATCACCCTATATAACTTTTTACCGCTAAAAAACTCTTTGTTAAGTTTAGTAACTTGTTTATTAATATTAGGAAGGAAGTCATCGTAGTTTTCCATGTACTCTATAATTTGTGCAACTACTTTGTCTCTATTATGCAAGTATGCGTCATAGTCTTCAGTCCATGCACTTGGATATTTAAATACATCCAAGCCCATTTCACTGTAGCTTAGCCTATCAGGCACCATAGGAATAGTATCAACTAATGCTCCTTCGTACCAACTAATGCCAAGTGTTTCTTGTAGATTAGCACTAAACACCATCTTAGCTTCGCCTAACATATTATGGTATTCGTTCTTAGTAAGTTCTTGTTCTTGACACACAATAAACTCGTATTGTGGTAACTGAGTTTTAAGATCTCTAAAAATTTCAACCTGTTTTTCAGGAGCAACACGATGCGGAAAGAGTATAATATCTCTTTTTTCCATACCTTTATATTGTTGAAGACTATGGTGTAAATATTCCATAGGCCATCCTACACGATGATTTTTTTCATCATTCATGTTAAATGCCTTTGCAAATAAGTCAATATGGAATTGTGTTGCAAAGTAATTATCGTCAAAACATTCATACATGCTTTGTTCAGCATGTCTTACCCAGTCAGCATCACCAATAAGTCTTCCTAAAAAGTCTTGCGGATCATAACTGCCTGCATGCCACATACCGCCAATAATAACTTCAACACCTAGAAGCTCTGCCATATACTTTAATTGTATGACAGTAGGGTTCCATGCATCAGTGTATAAAAAGTAGTCACCGTTTTTAATTTCACCGTTAGCAAACATTCTACTGATCTCTAACATTTGTTGAGACTTGTAGTTATTTGTTCCTGCAAAATTAAGAAAAGCCCCAGGCGTTGTTGCCTGAGGTACTTCTCCGCCGCTTATAACAACAACATCTTCATTTGTAGCTCGTTGCATTTGACTTGGAAGAAATTGCTTCCATTGTTTAGTATAGCGTGTGTCAACTGCTTCGATGTCTACAATATAGATAGTCATTACTTCTTCCTATTATTAAAGTTTTTTCCTAAGTTACGAGCTTTTGCACGTAACCATCCTTGATGCTTATTGTATGCAATCCATACAAATGCATCTTTCTTATAAAGATCTTTTTCATCAAAGACCTTACCTTCAAAGCGACAGTAGTCGCGGAATTTATCCAAGTCGTTGAAAACCTTAGTATACGCTTCACGATTAAATTCAATTGCCATTGTAAGTTTCTCTCTCTTATTAGCATTTAGGGTTTCGGGTAATAAATGGAACAGCCGTTTTCATTATCTTCAGCTACGCTGATTTCTACAAATCGGCCTGGGTACTTTGTAGAAATTTCTTGATACAAGTCATCTGCAATCATTTCACAGCTCTTGTGGTTAAGCTCTAGTACGCCTTCAACGTCATAGAGTCGTTGCATCCAGCGTTTGAACTGGATAAACTCAATGTCGCGATCGTTATGAAATACTTGTATACGAACACGAAAGTGGAAAATATGACGATGTGGAATACCAAGGAATGATACGTCATCCCAATCGCCGGTTGCTAGTTTAGGGTCTGTGTCAGCACCAGGGTACATATGTACACCTTCTTTGTTAAAAGTAACCCAAATACTTCGTTCTGCATTGTTTACAGCGTTTTCTTTTGCCATTATCATATCCTCTTCTCTCATCCTACGTCCCATATAATCATAATATCGTTCGCTTTTAGGATTGTTGTCTTCTATTGTAACTTCATTCATAGTACTAGTATACCTTCTTTTAGTTGTGTTGTCAATTGTTTTCTAACCATTTTTCTACTATTTTTGCTTGTTTTTTTGCACCCTCTACACTAAAATGCTTACCATTATCAATAACATAGTCATTAAAGTTTAACATATCTTCTATTATTGGAAATGGATAGTTGTATCTAGGAGTAGTATGAAAAAATTGTATATGTGATTGTGTTTGTATAAGATCAATTAATGCTTTGCTAGTAATATCGACATAATAATCATTACTAAAATACTTATAATACATTTTACCAAATTTAATAAATTCGTTATTGCTTGACATGTTATCAAATACAGCACCTGGTGTCAGTGCTACTATTTCTAGTTCTTTTGGAATACTATAATAGTTGTCAGTAATTTGATAATGATTTGCATTTAACGTATCTGTGTCTAACGCAAAACTTAACCTAGTAGGAGTTGTTAATTGAAAGATAACTTTATCAACATCAACTTGTTCTTTTGCAATGTCTAATAAATGTAAACTGGTAAGTAAGCTGTTACCAGGGTATGCATAGTTATAAAAATTATGTTTAGGCATAATTTCGGATAATGCTTCTACCCAGGAATATGGTTGTTCAGGACAACCTGCACTCCAACTACATCCAGCAACTACAATATTCATTTGATTACTTTATCAAGTCCATATTTTGACCAATCTGTAAATTTTTCTCGATCCATTAGGTCATGTAGACTATGACACCAAACACCAGGGTTAGTTGCCTTAAAGTCTTTATCATCAATCTTAATCATAGTGTTGTAGTTCCACTGTTTTACATAAGGCAATGGAATGCGTAGTTGTGGAATAAAGTTTTCATATTCTGTATGACCGCTTTCGAGAAACACCTCTGCTTGATCAATAGGAATATCTAAGCTACAAAGTTTTCCTGCTGTTAGAAATGCTTTGATCATATTGTCCCAAGCATCGTGCTCAGCAAATTTTACCGGGTTGTAAGAATGGTTAGCACCAAAGAAGATATGTTCGCATTGTTCTTCTTCGTAATGTTTCTGAATAACTTCACAAGGTTGTACACCTGTAACAAATAATGTTTTCATTCCAAATGCAGGAGTTTTTTCGACTTCTACGCCTGTAAAGAATATAGGAGTATCACTTATGCCACTTTCGTAATCACGTTTCATTACTTTAATTTAATCCCTGTTGTTGATTCAATATATTGATCAGCCATTGTTTTTTCAGTCTTTGCAATAAAAACAATAGTAGTTAAGTTTACTTCGAGATCAGTATTAGGACTTACAGTAAATGTAAACGGCACCATTCCTAATCCGTCTTTGGTCATTGTAAGTGCCATTGGCTTTTTTACTATAATGTGTGTAGCGTCTTTTTTTACTAAACGTGCTACAATTTCTTCTCCGGCAACAGTTTTAAAACTAATTGTGTCGCCGTCTTTGTATGATGTTTCAATTAACATATGTTTATCCTAGTTGTTTAAGTTCTGTTTCTAGCCTATGTATTTCGTCTTTAAGCCAAAGTTTCTGTGTTTTCATTCTATTAAGTATTTGCTCAGGTTCAAACTTATTATACAACACTTTTATCTCTTCGTCAAGTGTTCTGTGTTTTTTATATAATTCTTGTAAATGCACAGCTATTTTATCGTGTTGCTCCGTGTAATTGCTCATCTTCTAGGTCCTCCAACTTAGTTTCATCTAATTCTTCTTCACTAACTACAGGTTCTTGAAAATCAAACAATGCATTAAAGTGTGTGCTAGAATTAACAGTCTTTTTACCTATAGCACCTCGTGTACCCGGAATTGCCATCCAAAACTTTGAATACTGATCAATTACTTCTAATGACTCCTCTTTTGTAGTCTTTGAGAATATTTCTTCCACAACATCTCTAAATAGAATCCTGTCAAATTGCTCTTGTACAAGCATTTTTGGAATAACTCCATTGTCGTATTGTCTGTTTGCTTCTTGAACTGCATTAATATGACTCCATACATTATGACCCATTTGAATCGCATATGAAAAACTATCCCATGATGTTTTTCCTTCTTTGCCTATTTTATTTAGGTCGCCTGGCTTATAAACACAAACATCTTTTACAAGCATACCATTTGTAACAGGCGAATCTTCAAAGTTTTTAAATATTCCGTCTTGTAATACAGCATCTTTAAATGTACGTGTGTCAGTTGCATACTTCTTATCGTCTACACTTGGAACCATTCTATATGTCCACTTGCCTCTATCAGGAGTTTCATTCTGAATGTATACTTGTCCGTTAGCAGTTGCTAAGAAAGGACTAGCACAATCAAATGTAAGCATCATATTAGGATTGTAATACTTGCGTATAGCACGTTGTATATCAGTTAATAATGTAGCCCACTCTAGTTTAGATGTGCCTAAGAAGTGCATTACATCGTGTACACCTTGTTGTAGTAGGTTATCATAATGCAATGTAACTATGCGTTTAAGAACCAAATGCAC